AACTCAAGTGCAACTATAGTGGCACTCTAGTCGGACTCTACTCGCACTTAATCTCACTTAAGTGCAACTCGTATTATAAAAAACGCCTTAAAAATAAGGAAAAACAGCCTACCGATTCCATCACTATTGAGAATCATTTTGTCCTAGAAGAAAAGAAAAGAGAAGAAAAGAAAAGAGAGGGGAAGATAGAAAAAAACGACACACCGCCCCCCTCTGTGGATAACTTTAAAGGGCTGCAGGCATACTTCAAGCAAGTCAATCAACTGTACTATGGCGCTCCGCTGGTGATATCTGAGTTTGAACTGATAGACCTGGGCAAAGTGGTGCAGGATATAGGGCTTGAATTTTCAAGGGCATGTGTTGATGAACTGTACTACTATGCCAAGAACTGGCATAAGCACATGCAGCTGCCGCCGTATGACCTACCGCCTACTGTAAAAACATATTGCCGTGAAATACAGTGGCTTATCGAAAAAGCAAAAAGCAAGGTCAAGCCAGGAGGGAGCGGATGATAGTCACAGCTACAAGCTCAAAGCCGCGGCATACAGAAGACGGCAAAGGCGCACGGATAATCTTATACGGCACCACTGCAGGAAAGACCTGCGGGGAGTGTGCAAAGTTTGAGAAAGAAGAAGTGCTGAACGGCATGGGACATTTTGAGCGGCACACGAAATGTACACTCAGTAAAAAAACAGCTGAGCGGCACTGGATAGCAGGGCTTGAGGCCTGCGCGTTCTTTAAAAGCAAAACAGAATAGTAAAAATAAAGCTCCGGCGGTTGGTAAATCCCCCATTCTTTCCTCCAAATCCCCTCTGGCCGCCGGGGTGATAAATTGTCTGTATAGCTGGTAACAATGGTTTGTACAGCGTTTACGCGTTCCGAAATAACGCGAAAGTCTATGTGTTGGAGTAGGGTTTCCTGCTCGGCATGGCTGAGGGACTGTGTGTGAAAGCCTGCAGTCCCTAATAAAAAACGGGAGCCTAAAATGCAAACTACAATAAGTAAAAAAAGGGCAGAAATACAAGACAAGATTGAGGATTTAGAATCGCAAATAAGTGACCTTGAAGCAGAAAAAGGAGAACTGGAAGAAGAACTGGAAGGCGTAGAGTTGTCAGCGATGTACAAGTGCATGGCAATAAACTGTGAGTCGGCAAGCAAATGTTATTTAAAATGTGACCTGGATGCTGATGACTCGAGGGAAATAGTAAATGTTGGAATGGATGCTGGCGGGATAGGATGTGAAATGTTTACTGAATATCCTGATTACATGCTGACAAACTTAATGAGATATGAATATTCAAGATTGAGCAATGCAATTGAAAGAGTACAGCACTTACTGCCGAATGCACAAAAGTTAAAAGATAACATGAACAAATTCTTTTCAAATTATTGATATAAGAACATAGGGAGTGATTATGAAAACTAAATGTTTTGCAGTAGTTGATAAAAGAACTTTTAAAATACCTATTGACGGTAATTTATGGCTGTATGTGTTTTTTGACGAACATTCTGCTTGGAAAGGGGCAAAAAGCGAAAATGAAGCAAATAACACCAATGCTTTTGTAGCGATGCCAGCAGAAGTAAATATAAATATAATAAATGGTGACTCTGCAAGCAAATTAGCAGATGAATCAATTTTAGTTGAAGCAGACAAAATAGTATCGGGGCCGCGGGAGGAGCAGTACGGAGATGCTGAGGAAAACTTTGCAATAGCAGCGGAGATATTTAACAGCATTAATCATAAAAAACCGTATGAAATAAACTCCTCGGGCGTGGTGCTGGTACTCATGGCCGTGAAGCTGGCGCGGGAGGGGAACAAACACAGCCGGGATAATCTGGTAGACCTGGCAGGGTATGCGGAAATACTCAATAGATTAGAAAAAGCAAAGGAGAAAAAATGAGTTTTGTAGTGTTTTATGGTGCGGCGATGTTATGTATATTTGTCGGAAAGGTAATTTATGAATTGATAAAAACATTAATTAAAAAAATATTTTAAATCGGGAGGAAAAATGAAACGCAAAATATATATCGCAGGGAGCTGGAGCAATGCGGAAGAAGTAAAGGCAATGGATTTGATACTGCGTGGCGCCGGGCATGAGGTATTTAACTTCACGGACGGCTCGAGCCACTATGCGCTTAATATGCAGGAGTTTACAGACGGTGGCGGAGAGCCTAAGAAGATGGATCAGTTTGACGTAATGACCTTTGCGCCGGCAATGCAAGTGTTTGAAAGCGATAAAGCGGGGCTGGACTGGGCAGACACAGTACTGCTGCTACTGCCAAGCGGCCGCTCAGCGCATCTGGAGGCAGGGTATAAAGTCGGGCAGGGAGGGGATTTGTTTATAGTCGGGGACTTTCCGGCCGGGGAGTGGGATGTGATGTATCAGTGGGCGAATGAAATATACAGGAAAAATGAAATGACAAGACTTTTAAAAGACCTTAAAAAATAAACGGGAGCATAAAACAATGGCAAAAAAACCAGTAGTAGCAGGAAAAACAGAAGTAAAGGACATAGAACTAAAGGCAATAGAGGCAAGCGCGACAAACCCGCGTAAACACTTTGATGACTCGCAGCTGCAGGATCTGGCCAACAGCATCAAGGATAAGGGAGTGATAGAGCCGCTCCTGGTAAAGCTGGAAAATGAGAAGGGAGAGCGGAGTACATACTCGATAGTGTGCGGGGAGCGGAGATACAGGGCCGCAAAGCTCGCCGGCTTGGCCACAGTACCGTGCATAGTCCGGGAGCTGACAGACCAGCAGGTATGCGAAATCCAGATAATCGAGAACATGCAGCGCACAGATCTGTCACCGCTTGAAGAAGCACAGGGCTATAAGATGCTGCACGAAAAGTACGGCCATGACTGGGACGAGCTCGCGGCAAGGATAGGCAAGAGCAAGAGCTATATATATCACAGGCTGCAGCTGCTGAACCTGATACCTGAGATACAGAAAGGAATTCTGGACGGGAGCATACCGGTAAGCTGGGCTGAGGAACTGGTGCGGGTGACGGATAAGAAAGCGCAGAAGGACATACTGGAAAATATTATCCTCGATGATTGTGGCTGCAAGCCTGAAAATGCAAAGGAATTAAGAAATAGCATAGAAGAAAAGTACTTGCTTTTCATAGAGCAGGCTCCATTTAACACAGCTGATACAAAAGCCCCGGGAGGAGCATGCACGGCGTGTACAAAACGCACTGGCAGCCAGCCGGGATTATTTGCTGACGCGACTAAGAAAAATGACACATGCCTGGATATAAAGTGCTGGGCTGAGAAAGTGAAGTGGGATGCGGAAGAAAAGGTAAAGGCATATCAGGCAAAAGGCAAAGAAGTACTGACCGGTAAGAAGGCAGAGGCCGCTATAAAGGCGATGCCAAAGATGGATGACAATGCTCAGTGGATAAACGGGAAAATGACCACTTGGAAAGACATAGCAGGAAAGGACTATGAGCCAGTACTGGCTATAGACGGCAAAGGCAATGTAATAAAGCTGGTAGACAAAAAGACTCTGCCACCGAAGAAAAAAACAAAGGCGGAGATAGAGCAGGAAGCAAAGAACGAGAAAGAGCAGCTGGAAGGAAAGATAGAAAATATAGCAAAGCCTGCTACAGCGCGGCGTATGAAAGATGAAATAGTAAAAGAAATGAAAAAACAGTATGAAGGCAGCAAGACACGTGCGGGAGTGATGGGGATTGTATTTGGAATGATGATTGAAAAGATGCGTGGATATTATGACGGGTTTGGCGCGGAAGATGTAATAAAAGAAATGAAAATTGATGTAAAGCCACTCAAGGAAGGGGAGATGGAGCCGTGTCCGTATGAGAAAGCGCTGGACAAGATACTGGCTACGGAGCCGGAAATGGTGAAACTGGAAGTGATGATCAGAATTTTGGCGGGGGAATTTAATCAATACAATGCATCGCCTAGTGATGAACTGCTTGAACTGTATAAGACGTATGGCAAAGGCGACTGGAAAAAAATATACAAAGAAGAATTTGCAAAAGCAAAGGCTGAGGTAAAGGAATCAAGCAAAAAGAAAGCTGTGAAGGTCGATGAGGGAGATGACGAGGCCGAAGAAGATAATGCCGAGGAAGAATAATATTGCCCGTTCTGCGATAAGCCGGCTTTCCGCGGCGTCAGGCTTGAATAACTTATCAGGAGGTTTGGTATGAAGGATAAGAAAGATAAAAAGATAATAGATGATTTTGAGAAAGAAGCAACTAAGACTGGTTTAAAAGTAGAGTCTATAAGTATTACAGACAAGGACAAGGATCTGTTTGGTGATGATGTCGATGGCAAGCTGCTGGGCATGACGGAAGTCACAGTATCTACTCCTATGCTTGTACCGGATGTGCAGTTTCGCAGAGATGGTGAGAACTATGTGCTGAAAGTCCGGGATATAAAGGGCAAGGGGAAATCTATAGAGCAGGCTGTGAAGGAATTTAAAAAAGCCTATAAGAAAGCGTAGGTGATGGCATGGATAAAAACGAAAAATCAGCAAGAAAAAAACTTGGAAAAAATATCCGAGTAGCATGTGAAAGACCGGCAGCAGAAGAAACGGCAAGACGCATAACGGTAAAGATAGGATTAAAAATAGCTACAACGACAGAAGAGCTGAAAGTAATAAAAGAAATTGCTTTATCGGAAATACAGGAACAGTGCGCTCGGTGTTTGCTTGAAGGCAAAGCATCATGAGAAAACTCTGCAAGAAGTGCAAGACGCGGCCGCGCCGGAATCGGAAGTGGTACTGCAAAGAGTGTGAAAAGATAGCGCACGTAGAATACATGGCGCGGCAGAAAGCATGTGTTTTGAAATGGCAAAAAAAGCATGCAAAGCGACTGCGTAAACGTGGTGCGCTGGCAAAGATAAAAGAAAAGCAGCTGCAGAAAATACGCGACAGAATAGCAGAAAGCAATATACGCGAGAAGGAACTGCAGCAGTCACTGCTTACGGAAAAGCTTATGAATGACACGGGATTTTATTACAGCCTTTTTAATGGAGGATAGCATGACTGATAAAACAATGCTTGCTCATCCTAAGGGCATGGGAACTAAAAACAATAAGGCGCTAAGTACAGAGATAAAAGATGACAGGTTTAAAATGCTCATAGTGCGGCTGTGGAATATCTACAATGGCATTGACGGGGAAAATGACACACTCACTCTGGCTATGGATACCATGCAGCTGACAGATGTGAGCATGCTTGACGGGGCCCATATAGACGGCAAAGGAAGTCATCCGACGGAGCGCTATGACATGATCAACTATCAGCTGCTCACAAGACCGGAGCACAGGATAGAAGAACATGGCAACGGCAGGCAGACAAACTATCTGACAAAGGAATGGATTAAGTTTGTAAGGCCATATAATTTTATGGGAACTCGATGAGCGCCTGGCTCAATACGTGCAGCTGTGGAGAAATAATAAATCATGGCGCGCGTATGTGCCAGGCGTGTGCTGAACGGAAAGAACAGGAAAAACAGGATAAAAAACCTATGGAGGATGAAGATGAAAAATAGATTTGAAATTTTAATTACTCAGAACGGATTTCTGCGCAAAGGAATTACAGTTATTGAAGATTTTCCGGATGGCTCAGCTGCAGTATTGGGCCCTGATGGAACATGGAAGAGGTACACAACAGCAGAAGAACAATGCCAAGAATTCAAGCCAACGTTTGTGTTGAAGGTGCAAGATTGTGAGGATTTTTTAAAGGCTATGTCTGAGGCTTATACACATCAGAGTGACGAGCGTGTGGAAAGTAACATACGGATACAGGGAAAGCATCTCGAGGACATGCGGAAAATTGCTTTTAATTTTTTAAAAATAGAAATATAGGAGCCTATATGCCGCTGCGGATAACATCGATTAAGGACGTAAACGCAAAACTGGCCATAATAAAAAACAGGGACGAGAATATCCGCGAAGCTTATGCAGTGTACAAAAAGGCAAAACCGAAAGAAAAGAAGGAAACAATTATTAGTGAATTAGTAAATGAATTAGGTTATGGAAGAAGCACAATATATCGAGTTTTAAAGGGCTAAAAAGCTTAGTGTCAAAATGAAAGTAGAGATTTGTAGAAAAAACCTTCGCCACGCAATACACTTCACGGTGTAAAGCGTGGCGAAGCGCTTTATAGCAGGGCGGTACGAGAGTGCCGCCCTGCTCCCGATAAATGCGGCCAACGAAGAACATACGAACCTACGAAAACGAATAATGCTGAGACTACCGTGACACTACCGTGACGCTACCAGAAAGTGAAATCTGCTGGGGTAGACTCGCCACGGAAAGACACAAAGGAATAAGGCGGAAAGCAAGAAAAGTTAAAAGCTGAGACTACCGCGGCAGCAGTTTACGAAAGCGCAGAGACAAAACACTAAGAAACCGAGAAAAAAACAAGACAAGAAACCAGGTAAAAAACATGGCCATAACAAAAGCAAAAATCAAAAAGAAGAAAGATGAGGCGTATAGGCTGTACGTGAGTGAGTGCTACAGCCTGGATGAGATAGCAAAGGCAACCGGCGCCGCGAAGACAACACTGCTCAGCTGGAAAGATAAGTACAACTGGGAAATGATACGGGCTCTTAAACAGACGGAGAGAGATAAACGGGTACGAGACCAGATAGTGGCCGGAGAGGCTCGGGCGATAGTAGACCTCTCGAAGATACACGAAAATCTTTACATGCAAATAGTGGCCGGCACGGTAAAGCAAGCCTCAATCTCATCGACAAGCAATGCACTGATACGGATGGATAAGTACCTGGCAGATAAAGGGATAGGAACTAAACCGGATCCAAACGCACCAGCTGAGTCCGGTATAAAGTATTTCACTGAACGATTAAAAGCACGGGAGTCCTTACAGGGTGAAACGCATGCTGAAAAAAATCGTAATTAGCGCGCTGCTGGTAATGAGCCTGATGGCAAATACACACGCGACACAGAGCAGAGAGATGTGGGAACGCGCAGAGTTTGACAAATGCGCGACTGACTACTGGTATTTTATAACTCACTACTGCTACACCTGCGACCCTGATGCACAGCTGGATGCTCTGCTGCCTGACTATGAGTACGCAAAAGAATTTATAGATACGCTGCATGAGTGCATCGCAGAAAAAGAAAACCTGATAGACGAGAAGTCCAGGCAGATGACAATGTCCTGGTACACGATGGCTTATGAACTCTGGGCCCTGCAATTTTCTGACGCTGACTTCTCGGCACACAATGTAAGCCGTGGGCAGGATGAGGTAGATAACTCAGCTAACGGCCGGAACTATGAATCACTGCATGGCAAAGTAGCACACATGTACGAGAGGTTGCCGGCATTCCTGCAGCTGGGGATAGAGTTTCAGTTCCTTGAAATCTGGTGCAAGATAATAGACCCGGTCACAGGAAAGATACTGCGCAACTCACACATAACAGGCGAGAGCGCAAACGAGAATGCCAGCAGGTCTGGCTCTTACACTATGGTATTCCTGGACGAAGCAGCACACATGCCATACTCGGAAAAAATTTACGCATCGAGCAAGAAGGCTGCTAAGCGTTGTCTGCTCATGGTATTTACTCCGCTTGGAATGAACAATGCGCCGGCTCGTGTGCGGCATGATCCTAACTCAGGCTTCCGTGTCGTAACAACTCACTGGTCACGCAGGTACTCACAGGATTGGTATGTGAAGGAATGCCGCGGTATGACAAAGCTGCAGATAGCACAGGAGCTGGACATATCCTACATCAACTCTGTAGAGGGCAAGCTCTTTACCTACTCTGGCAAGCAGCATCACGCAATAGACGCAAACGGAAAGCCAGTAACCCGTGAAGCAGTGAAAGAAAGACTAAAGACGGCCAAGGCTGATCAGGGAATGGACGCAGGGTTTGTGGCGCCGTGTGCTTCGGCTTTTGCTTATATGCATGATAAGACTTTATATTTCTTTGACGAGTACTCTCAGCGGCGCAAGATACCAGCTCAGCATGCTGAGGACTGGCGAAAGATGTACGACTCCTGGGGCGGGATAAGCCCTCTGATACTTGCTGACCCGGAAGTGAATGCAACCGAGGAAGGCACAGGACGAACCCTCTTGCAAGACTACCGGGCTGCAGGTTTAAAGACTATGGTGCTCGGGACACACAACGAAGAGCGGGCCATACGCGTGATAGAGCAGCTGCTGCAGCTGGGCAGACTGAAAGTGCATGAGTGGTGCACGGATATCCATGCGGCTCTCGAGCAGGCACACGCTCCGACATCGAGGGGCAATGCGACTATGCAGGAGCGCTGGGAGAATGACGACTATGCCCACATCCTGGACTCAATCATGTACGTGGTACTGAAGCGTGAGAAATACTTGCTGGCTCCGGACACTGACGAGAAGCAGAAGGAAGTCGCTGCAGCGAGACGGTACTATCAGTCACCTGTATCAGCAAATACCAGGCGTGTAAAGAAACACTATAAATCTTTTGTGAAGAACATCAATAAGCGCATACAGGAGAAGTCTGATGCATGAAGCGGAAATGATACTCAACCCTACGAACCTGACCATACAATCCGGATATGTCCGGAACCTTGCCTACTACCCGCAGGAAGGTGAGAGGCCTGCGATGCTGAAATTTGTACTGCAGCAGCCACGCATGGCAAAGAATGAAAAAATAAAATGGCTGCATAAAGAAGTGGTCTTTTACGGGATGAAGGCTATCCGGGAGAGCGATACGGATATCGGAATCATAGACGGTGACTATGTAATCCTGCAGGGGAAAGAGCAGGACAAGTACGAGATGGAACCGGGCGCACGCTGGATGCCTGAGACAAGGATCATAGGGGTACACATCAAACTCGCATATCAAATAAAACGGAAGATACCAGTGCCTGAACTGCCAAGTAGCCAGGCAAATAAAAATGAGGAAGGTGAAGAACATGGCAAAAAAAGTTAAGTGGAACTCTGAGAACCAGTACTACTCCGCGAAAAAAACAAACGAAGCCTACAACGAGATGGTAGATGAGCACAATGCATTGATGGATCGGGTGGCAAAACTCGCCGGTATGAAAGCAGCGCCAACATCCTATCATCTCGAAATGTTGGATGAAGCTCCTGCAGTCAATGAAAACTCTGGAACTGTAAAAGCCGGAAAGAAGAAAAAATAATAGCATAAGGCGGGGAAGATGGCCAAGAAGATAAAGGATAAAAAGTCATCAGAGAAAGTCAAGCAGGATAAGAAGCCTCAGCCTGGTAAACGTAAGCGGGAGTTTGTGGATGCTCCGGATGATGCGGAGGACAAACCCGCAGCGGAAAACACGGACGACAAGCAGACCGAGCAGCTCGATGAGATAAAGGAAAAGCTGCAGTCACGCCTGGACAGGGCCAAGCGATACGCTGAGGATAACTATCACGAGGACTGGAAGAACTTTGACTCGCTGTTTTACGGTGAGAGTGCAGAGAGCAAAGAGGATGATGATGAGCGCGAGGAATGGCGCGCAAATATCTTTATAAGGCTTGGCCACGCTCTGGTAATGACGGAACTACCGCGCCTGCTCGACTCTATGTACGGGTCAACTGATTACTGGCGTATAAGGCCTATACATAGTGGCAGGGGCAAGATAAAAATCAAGGACTCTGAGGGCAAAGAGATTGAGGTCGATGTGGACAATGACGCATCGGCAAAGGCAATGGAAGAAATAATCCGCTGTCACCGGCGCACTATGGGGCTCTACACACAGTGGTATCACTGTTTTGAGAATGCGCTCAAGAAAGGCATAGGGCCTTTTGACCTGTCCTGGCGTAAAGATGTCCGGACACGGAAATACTTTGATGAGCGTGATAGCAGTGTCAAGGTAATAGAGCAAGACCAGACAGTCTATGACGCTCCGGATGTGGAGTCACTCCAGCCTGAGCATGTGTTTTGGGATCCATCTCCGCGGCCACAGTATGTATGGCGCCAGTGGGATGTGCCGGTGTGGAAGATAAAGCAGCTGCACAAAGATAAGAAACTCATCATCTGCATAAATGATGGTGAAGAAAAAGTAAATGTAATACCGGGTGAAGTGGATGAATGGCTGGAGAGTCTGGATGAGTGTGATGACTATGAAATAAAATCACTCTACCGCGAGTACTGTGAACAGCCGGAAACTACTATGGCCATAATGACTGAAGAGGGCCACCTGCTGCACTATACACCGTACATCTATAAGCACTGCAAGATGCCTATCTTTCAGTTTGTGAAATATCCTAATCAGGATGACCCGTATGGCATGGGCTCGATGGAAGTAACAGCGGATATTCAGGAGGCTGTCAACTCAACGGTCAACCTCAAGTTTGATAATGCTATCCTGGCCACTCTGGGCATATGGACTGTGGATCCGGACGCGCTCAATGATATAAGCGTGGAGGATCTGGAGATAGAGCCGGGAGTGCCTCTGCCTGTGAAGCCTGGAAGCATGGAGCGCAAAACTATAAGCGGTACAGGATTTGAAGCGGACAAGATGCTGCAGGACTTGCTCGGGTTTAGCAATCAGGTAACGGGTACGAGCGACTATGCTATGACACCGACTGCAAATACAAAACTCAATGACACCTTTGGCGGGATGCAGATAATAACGGCTGAGGGGAACAAGCGATACTCTGTCACTATACGCCTCAACAAAGATACCTTTATAAAATTCATGTACATGCTTCTCGAACTCGAGCAGCAGTTCATGGATATGGACAATGCAAAGATACTGCTCGGGGAGAAGCTGGCGAAAGACCTGCAGCTGGAGAGCGGAGATATAAACCTGTCGGCGCCTATGGAGTTTGAAGTCACTGGCAATGACGGGATAGTGGATAAAGAAAACGAAATCAATCAGATGATGTACCTCTTTAACCTGCTATCAAAGATACCGGGAGCGGTGGACATGATAGACATACAGGCGTTTGTAAAAACGATAATCGCGAAATTTAATATCCCGGACACGATACTCAAAGCTGCCGGTATAGATAAAAGCCAGGTCAAGACAGACCCTAATGCGTCGCCTGCTCCTGCAGGGGATGCTAAGTCTCAGGTGATACAGGAAATAGGCAAGGCACTCAACATGACACCTGAGCAGATAGATGAATATATAAAAAAGGGCGGGAAGATGGAAGAACTGATGGTACAGGCAAAGCAGGCTCTGACGGCCGGAACTCAACCGGATGCGGCAGCTGCTGCAGCAAAGGCGGTATGACGTGAAGAATAAAGCTAAAAGCAAATCAGTCCTGGCTAACCTGAAACAACTCGCTGTGGAAAAACGTGCTGAGATAGAAAAGAATCAGGATGAACTGCGGAAGTTTTTTGCATCTCCTGCCTATAGGATAGTGATGGATGCAGTAATCAGCATGGAGAAGACAGCCGTGGCTGAGCTGGTAAATATCAGGAAAGACGTCGAAGAAATATACCGCGCTCAGGGACGTGTGGAAGCTCTGGTAAAAGTAAAGAAAACATTTGCAATATACCGGCAGGCAACTGATGAGGCCGGAAAAATAAAGGAGGAAAAGAAAAATGGCTGATGATGAAAAGAAAGAAGAAGGTCTACCGACTGCCGCACCTGAGGCAATGCCACCTGTAGCTGAACCTGAACCGATCGCTGTACCTACGCCGGCTGAGGCAACTATAATACCTGACCCTCTCAAAGGAATGCTGACTGCAGCACCTGCAGAAACCGGTAAAGAGGATGCACCCACAGCGGATAAAGAGGCACCACAGATAGAGACCAAGGTAGTAAACATCTACAAATCTGACCCTAACGATATCAGCAAGTATGGGCATTGTGAAGCAATGCGTATCGCCAGGGAAAAAAATAAAAAATCATAGGAGGCCAGTAACATGGCAACGGAAAAAACAGAACCCAAGAAAGCAGAAACAAAAGAATCCGGATTATTTAACGATCAGGAAAGACGTACGCTCGGTTTGCCACCGGCCGAAAAAAAAGCTGTAAGCGCTGATGAGCGCAAAGCTAAAGAAAAAGAAAAACTGAAAAAGCAGATACAGGATGAGCCTGAGGAAGATGATGAAGTCAAAGAACCCGAGGAAGAAGAGGATGACGAAACCGAGGAAGGCGATGACGCAGCTGAAGGCGCTGAGGGAGAAGAAGGTGAGGAAGACGCCGGGGAAGAGGGAGAGGGCGAAGGCTCTGAGGAAGGCGAAGAGGGAGAAGAAGGCAAGGACGGTAAAGGCAAAAAAGAATCCGGGGAAGGCAAAGGCGACAAAGAAACCAAGGAAGAGAAATCAATAAACATCGATGAGGAAATAAAAGCCATCGATGCAAGACAGAAAGAGATGGCCGTAGAGTATGCCGGATGGAAAGAAGACCTGAAGAAAGACCCAAACAATCCGCGTATACAGGCTGCCATAAAAAAGATAAAGGATGAGTTTGCGGCCGGCGAATCGAACATAGCTTATTTTAATCAGCTGAGGGAAGAGGCGAAGGCGCTCTCTGATGTAATCTCTGAGCTGCCGAAAGAAAAGGCTAAGGAGATAACGCCCTATATCTCAAAGGCAATAGCAAAGTTTGGGAGCAAGCTGCAGGGAGTATCACCGGCGGACAAGGCTTTTAAAATACTTGAATTCGCTGAAAAGCTGCAGGCTATGAAGGGCAGCAACCCGGAGGCACCGCCTGAGAAAAGGGAGAAAGTAAAAGACATGATAATAGGCGGCGGAAACAATGCCGGCGGCGGGACAAATAATAAGAACAATCTTTTCAAGCGCGCTAAGAATGGCGACCAGGACGCGATAGACAACATAATACTGGGACTCGGAACTAAAAAGAAGAGCCCATAAAACAGGAGAACAAACATGGCAAGACCAGTAAACGTATATGAGCACGGTCAGGATAATGTTCAGGATCTAAAGAAGATCCTGGTAATACTCAACCCGGGCAAGAATAAGCTCGTAAAGATGGCAAAGTTTGAAAACACAACGTCCGAGAGGCCTACATGGCCTGAGTTCATCATCACCAAGGATACAGACATAAACGCCAAGAGCGATACACAGGACATCACGGATGATGATCCGTCTGAGACAAAGCTGCGCGGGAACTCCTGCCAGAACATGACCAAGACTTTCAAGATAACAAAGGCGGCCATGAAGACGGAGAAGACAAAGCTGAAAGAGAAAGCGAAAAGAAAGATGGAAGCCACGGTAAGGCTCGAGGGAGATCTGGAACTCTCCATGCTGAAAGGCGTGGAGAATGAAGGTGACGAGGAAGAGGGAACATCTACGGCAAGGCAGATGGATG